GTGTGATCTCGTTGAGATTATTCGCTATGAATCTTTGATAAAATTTGAGCCGAGACTCGGCGAAACCCGTATAAGTTAGCTCAGTTTGGCCCTTCATGGTTTGAGCCAGGAAGGAACACACCACTCTGTGAGACTCTATGGGACCAACTTCACGCCAGCCCTCCGAGTTGCGAATTGGGGCTGGCATTTTCCGGACAACACTACATAGAAAATTGTAATACTCCTCACCCCACGCTGCTGCGTATAGAAGTGCTGTTCTACAACGAACAGCCATATCGCGCGGGAGACCTGTTTTGCTCCATGAGATCATTGTTTCGATTGAGCTTTTCTTGAGAGCGGGGAGCCAAACGTTATAATGGTCGTTCCATATAGGCGTCCGGGAACACAACGAACCAGCCGTTATTTCTACTGATTCGGGTGGACCAGTTTTCGCATCGTTGGTAGCAGTGACACCGAAATCATGGTACATCTCCTTGATTTTTGAGTCTGAGAGAATCTCAAGGAGAGGCCCACGCCTACTTAACATGGCGTCATCACCGTATGTGCTGAGACAGCTGTCGGCCATGAACATTGAGATAGCGAGTGGTATGTCCTTTGTGGCCTTATAGGTAGCGTAAGTGTACATAATCAGATGCATGATAGAGTTAACTTCAGATGTCCCGGCGATACCGGATGCCATGATGCCGTCGATTCTTACGATAGCGTCTTCCACTAAAATAAATGATTCGGATCGATAACGAGCGGCGACATTTGAGATGTGCTTAAGTTTAGTTTTGTCATATTTAGGCGAGTTGTAGCACACTTGAGAAATAAACGTCTGAGCCGCGCGAATGGTGTTGGGGTGCATTGAGATATCCCAATTCGCGGCGTCAGCACAGATGACTTTGTTGGAGATCTTGAGATGTCTGATGATGAGATCGTGGAAACCAGTTTCCATGTTAATACCAACCTTCCACGACGCGTCAGCGTGACCTGCGCGCATTTCAGCGAAGACGGCACCAAAGTTCATATTCAGCCAGATGTTAAGAGCCCAGTCACATGAATAGAAAATTCGGCCAAAAGCACGATCGGCCTTCTCTATCTTCAGCAACTCGTCTTTAACACATGCTTTATGGATGAGTAGGAGTGCAACGCCCTTTCGCGCATTGTCGTCGATCATCTGAACGCGATTTTTCAGATCTTCATATGCTTCATGATTTTTGACGCGAGGTTTGCCATCAGAGTAGTCGACATCACCCTCAGGAGTTTTCACGAACATGTCTGCTTTCGTCACAACAACCCAACGGGCTCTAAAGTACTCGCCTGCACTTGTATCAAAGGGCGACGTGTTGAAATGAGGATAATATTCATGGTGCGGGTCTAGACCGTAGACGACTTGTTCGAAAGTCAATTTGCGTGCCTTTGA